ACTTCGAACCCAAGGTAGTGAAGTATTTCGACGAGCGGTTCGTACAACTCAGTTTCAATGATGATATCATCACCATAAACCGAGAAGTCCGTACTCCCTATCGATTTACATACGGCAGCGAAAACCAGCGTTTCTATAGTAAAGGTATAACCATTACCCATAGACGAAAGCTTATGATAGGGTTTCAAGGCCCCATCATCTGCTTTCCAGCAAGGTGATCGCGTCGCTAAGAAAAAGTCGACCCATCCTCTTGGAAAAAGAAGATGGACGACATTCAAGGCTAAACGATCGCTTGCGGCCTTTAAGTCTACTGTGCACAGTTTCCCGTGCACAGAACTTTCGTGGGCTAAACGCTGATTCCGAGACTGGTCTGATAAGTCGATTTTAAGTCGACGAACCAGTTTACGCTTGCAGTACGAGTCGAACGCTAGCTGAAGTGCAATATTGCCCTCAGGTTCGCATGCTATCGTTCTGTGCGTTTTCCAGTTCTTAGGTACGAGTTCCACGCGGTTGTGGTGAATTTTTCTGAAGTTAAAGGTATAACCCCAGAATGCGGCCAAGGCTTTGAGGTACGGATGCGACCTTTCGGTGGCATACATGGTCCTTTTTAGTCTCGCCGCTCCTCCACTTTTACTACGTGGATGGGCTGCGGTGGCGCCATTAGTGATTCTAACAAGCTGAGGTAACTCAGCATGAAAGGTCCCTACATCGCCTAACGTACTTTCGACTTCCGTCTGAATACGCTCCACAACATCCCGGAACCAGTCTCCCGGCTCAAGGTTGTAATGGAGATCCAGTCGTTCGTTTGTAACCCTGCAAATCTCCTCACTTTCGAGGAAAGCAGCAAAAGCTACATCCGAGCACTTCTCATCAGAGAAGAGGTCGCACTTTTTAAAGAGTGCTTCCACCTGGAGAAGGGTCTTCAGGACCAAGTGACCATGACAGTCTGGGTCAAATAAACCACTAGCACTGGCCAAGGAACTGATGCTCCTCGACCGTACATACCCGAGGACCTTATCGGTTAAGACAGGCCCAAGAGTAGTGGCTGAATCAGCAACGTAATGTCGACATATGTCATACACGACGTCAGTTGGTTCCATTGCGGAATCCTCCTTTGAAGTCAAGAGAGCTGGGTAAGAGACTTAATCCGTCTTCCGACGGCGAAAGCCCCGATTACGTAGTTGCCTCTTTCGAAGCTTCCACGTAACAGTCACTACCACGGTCCCAACCGGGACACATAGTAGTAGAGCGATGTCCAGAACGGACATTACTCGACCCAGTTTTGCGTTTTATGCGACGCCGTAAACTCGTCCGACGCGACAAAATCGCGAAGAAGAACGAGAGCCGCATCCTGCACGGACGACAAGTCCGTGCTATCTGCGTCGATCGTCGGGTAACGCACCTTGACTTCGTAGCTGACCTTTTGTGCGGCGATCCCACCATCTGCACCGTTCACAGCTTGAACGATGGCGGCCGAAAATTCGGCCATGGTTTGATTGCCCACCGGGACAACCCTCTTTTCGATCACGAGCTTCGGTTTGACCGAAGTGTGGCCTGAAGAGGTATAAGTCCGAGAGTTTCCATTATCGGCAAACTCTGTGAGAGTGGCGCTTAATGACGCCATAGTATCACTCCTAACGAAGCCTCTGCGCGACGAGTGCAAGTAAATCAATTACTTTATACTCATCGAGCCTTAGCTTCAAGCGGGGTAATGCACTTACAGTAGCAGGAGATCTCTGAACACGACTGGCAGTTCCGCCCCAGCTTCCCGTATGGAAAGCTGAAACGTTAGTGCCCTTATTCAAGAGTGCTGACGTACCCTCCACGTTGAAATCAACGCGGAAGCCGGTGCACGCCTTATAAGACTTAGCCATGAGCAGGAAAGACGCCGCTTCAAGGGCCTGACCGACATTTAAGAGCCAATCTACGACAAAGGAGAGTTTTGCAACCTCCCAAGCCGTTGTGACTGGATTTATTTGAAAGTCAGGTACATCGATATCAGCTACAACCGTACCACGCATGTTAACCACCCAAGTTATTTGGGTTGTATCACGTATGGAGGGACTGGAGCCGCTATCGACAACTTTGGTAACAGACCCGCCGTCGGAAAATCCGGCGACTTGTCGATACCTAGTGCGGCGTTCATTAGTTCGAGACAACACGCCGGCCAGATCTTTGATGTCGTACATTAAAGTACGCCAACCATAACGCCCCTCGAGCCATAAGTTATATAGCTCGCCAGGCGAACGACCTTGAGAAAGGTTGTTGATCTTGCCGCCTACGCCAGATAACATCTTGCGTAGTTGAGTTATCTCTGCGATGAACGTAGCTGCGTCCCAGCCGCTAGTATAAATACTAGATGCTGCCTTTTGTACATAGTACTCCAGGTTAAGGTCGCCGATTTCACCAACCAGGTAACCGACATCCATACCATGGATGCCAACGTTCCCCGGGTAGTAGTAATCGACATAAAGACCTTTCCGATTAGTACTGGTGCACCAACCTCTAGTTCCTGCATTTGCATGCATGTCGTAGAAGTCTTGCTTCCAGGGCGTCATCGGAAGGATAATGCCACTGTTCTTCATCTTACGCCATCCAGGCGTCGTAGCACCTTCGGCCGACGAGCGTTTCACGCTTATTGGAGTTTGGCTGGTTGACTCCGAAAGAGTACCGGTTTCGGTACAATTCGTAGCGTTCCAGCTCTTCAACAAGTTTGTGTGATACGTTATCGTCTCCGTTGGTGTGTAGACAACTGCTGGCATAAAGATCATCCTGAAAGTTTAACACTTGTGACCTAGAGGGAAAGCCGCAGCGGCTAATCACTCGACACTCGTTGTTACCCTTAATAAAGGGCGGAGGAATAACCTCCTATGACAACGCTAATTCCGACTAAGGAATAACTCTCTTGCGAGAATCGTGTCAGAACAGTGAACAACAGCTGCAGCCTCCCATAGGAAATAAAGTGCCTACTTTAGAAGAGGGTCCGCTAAGACCTCCTCGCAGTAAGTAGGGCCGATATGCCATGTAGTGCTTAACTACATGTGAACCCCCATTATGGGGG